TTGCCAACCCCCAGTTTAACGCTGGCAAGGCCAGGAAATTCCTGGAGCTGATTGCATCCTGCAGCGAGGACACTAGCGAGGGGCTGATCATTGAAATCCCACCAGCGATGCGAGCTGAAATCATTTCTATCCTCCAGGAGTTTCGCCACGGTAGCCCACCAGCAGAAGACTCCGCAGAACCTGATGATCAGGAGAGTGATGCGGCATGAGCGACTCCAGCAAACTGATATGTCCGACCTGTGGAGCCGTTGCGCAATTTTCATGGCATGGCAACAGCCCTTTCCTGAGGTATGGCTCACTTCACTGCCCTGCAAGGCATCATTCCGTGAGCGTTACATACCAGAAAGACAGTATGAAATCAGCGCGCGCGTCTCTTATCAGGCAGTGGAGCGAATTAAGCAAATAACTAATTTATGAGGCCTTATGAACTTTGATCCTGACCATTACAGCAAATACGCACTGCGTAGGTTTGCCGCGGTAGCCAATCTTGTCGGGTTAATCATCTTTGTCGTTCTGACCTGGGGCGTATGCATGATGATCGAATGGGTGACGGCATGAACATCTCAACAGTAAACGAGCTCATTCAGTCGCTGGAGTCGGCGGGCGAGCTGTCGATCAAAGAGACAAAGGTTATGGCGCTGGCGAAAGCGTATCTGGATGTGGCTGCGGAGAATGTAGTCAGGCAGGAATTCGTCAAAATCTGTTTCCGCGCAGCAGCAGACGGCGCGTCGTTGGATGGCGCAGATATTCAGGAGATAGGTGAGCGCCTCGGGCTGTTTGGTCGCGAAACCTACCAGCCTATGCTTCATGGGTATATCTGTGGTCATGAGGCTGGCGAAGATAGCGTGTACGTGATGAAAAGCGCACCCGCCACCGATCGCATCGTAGCCGGGATTAAGGCTGATGCTGCAGCCCCGCTGGTGAGCGCTCTTAAGGTGATCGCAAATTCAGAACAGCACAACGGCGATACGGTTGTTTGTGATTTTGACACGCTTATTTCTGTTGCCGCGGGCGCACTGCGTGACTACTACGCCAAGCAGCTGCGCGAGGGGGCCAAATGAGCAAGAAATCCGGATGGGCCCGACCCATAAACGCCAATAAACATCACTTCTTTTTAGAGGATGAGGCTACCAGTATTTGCGGTCGCTGGATGTATTTCGGCACTGACCGTGAGCCGGATACGTTCGAAAGCCCTGATGACTGCGCCGCTTGCCGCCGCAAGATTAATAAAAAATCTGGAGCCTCAGCATGAACAAAATCACAGCACTGCCAGTAGAGCGCGACCAATACGGTTACTGGACTCATCCGCTATACGATGAATTTTGCGATGGCCGGGAATCTATCTCGTCTGAGGAGTTCAATGCCTGGCTGGATAAAAACGGACTCGCCTGGACAGTGGTTTACCGTGATGAGGATGATGTAGACCCGGATATCGATGGTTACGACATCTCTCAATGGCAGCCAGAGGCCCCGGCGGGCGAAGGCTGGTTTGTTGGCTCAATTCACGACACTGAAGATGGTGCGGTATGCATCTGGTTGCGTCCCACTGAAGGCGGTGCCGCATGACTGATATCACCGAACTGGCGCAGACCCTGAAAGCGGCAGCAGAAAAAGCGAGCGGCGGCGACTGGGTAACAGAGTCTGGCGATGGCTGGGATGCCACTTGCAGCAACGATGACCAGGCCAACAGCGGATTTATTATCGCGAATTTTATAGGGCCGGATTCAGCGGCTAATCGTGAATTTGTTCAGTTGGCTAACCCAGCCAACGTTAAGCGGCTGGTAGAGGTGCTGGAGAAGGCACAGCAGCGTATCGCGGAGTTGGATATAAAAAACTGCGAGCTTGATTCGCTTACTCAGCGCTGGGCTGTTGAGCGTGCTGAAAATGCAGACCGTATCGCCGAGCTGGAGTCCCGTACCGTCACTGTGAAGTTGCCAGAGCCTCCAGGGCCAATGTCTGTAGGCGCGCGTACCGTTTACTTCGGAATTGTAGCTGATGTCGTTAGCGCTTTTCAGTATGGACTCACCGCCGCTGGCATCAAGGTGGAGGTTGAGTGATGTTCAAAATCGAAAGTTCCGAACAACGCCTCAAGCGGGTTCTCACAGAAAACGCCGGTAAATTCACCATCGACGAAGACGGCGGAATCCATACCAACTGGCAGCATCCAGAAGTGCAGGAAACCATGCGCAGGCACTTTGAGGCGCTCAGCAAAATTAAGGTGGACCGGAAATGAGCGAATTTTCACGAGAAACACTACTCAACATTATCGAGACTGACCATGTGCAATGCGGTGAGGCTTCGGCATTGGCCCGCATGGCGCTGGCCGCAATGGACAGCAGCGAGTCGGTTGAACTGCCTCTTGACTACCTGCAGGGACACAAAGACGGTCTGGAGTGGGCCGCTCGACTGGCAGAAGCCAATCACCCTGACACCGGAGACTGGCTTTACGATGACCCTATCGAGCTGGCAAAAGCCATTCGCAAAGGTACAGATATGTCGCCAGTGCAGCCGGTAGCGGACAGCGAGCCGGATCGCAATCCTGTTCTGGCGTATGCCGACAGTTATCGTGATATGGCGAAACAAGGCGTCGAGTCAGTCCCTATTTGGAGCGTCATTACCGACCTAGAGCGAAATATAGCGCCGCTCTATCGCCACGCGCAGCAGCCGGTAGTGCCGTTCGGACTTCATCCGGATACGCAGAAGTTGGTTATCGACTTCTGCACTGCCCTGGCTGAGAAGCTGTACAAGGCCCAATTAAAATACGGCTACGACGCAGACTGGAAACAGGATGGGTGGCCAAGTCAATGCCAGGCGCACTTTCACCAGCATATCGCCAAAGGTGATCCGCGCGACGTTGCCGCTTACTGCGCATTTATGTGGTATCACGGTTGGAAAACTGAAGCTGCGCAGACAGCGCCTGTAGTCACTTTCTATCGCGATGGCATTGAAGCCGCCGCCAAATGGATAGATAAGCAGCGTGAGGCATACGACAGCGAGCATGGATGGTCTGATCCTGATACCGGAGCTTTCGAGTTTGGCAATGATACCCAGCGCGGATATTCATCCACCCTGGAAGAATTAGCCGAAGGGATTCGCGCTCTGCATCCAAATGCTGGCAACTCCCAGACGATTCCAGAGGGATACGTAATGGTGCCGATGAGGCTAACCGCTGAGAACGGTGCAAAGAGTGTACTATCTGGCGAATTTTCAGAAACACAGTTTGTAAACTGCCCGGAGTGTTTTGGTGATGATGAGTGCGAAACATGCGACGGCAGCGGGAGAATTGAAATCACAGTGCCGGTCACCTGGACAACAATCAAAGAAATCTGGGCTAAAGGCGTTGAGCATTTCGCAGCCGCCCCGCAGGAGGAGAAGAGTGAGTAAAGCCGAACTATTTCAAAAGCTACAGGCCCTAACTACCGATTTTCATACTCTTGCCTGTGATATGGATATTGGCGACGAACGCACCGAGGTGTTCGAAATGTATGAGGTACTGCGACGCATTCAACGCCGTGGTTCTGCTGGTGAAATGCTGGCTGCAACCAACCCGCTGCTATGCCCAGGGGTTTCTGATGATGGGGAGTGGGTAGACTTTATTGATGATGACGACTGATTTCTAAATTTCCCGGTCAGTCCACCAGCACTTAACAAGAGAATATTTAACGTGAACCATTTAATGATCGACCTCGAAACTATGGGTAATAAACCAAACGCCCCTATCGTCTCCATCGGTGCGGTATTTTTTGAACCCTCAACTGGTGAAATCGGCCAGGAATTTTACCGCGTTGTCAGCCTTAAGAGCGCTGTTAGCGGCGCCGCGGTTCCTGATGCCGATACCATCATGTGGTGGATGCAGCAAAGCGAAGAAGCTAGAGCGGCTATTTGCGATAAGGATGCGATAACAATTTCAGCCGCACTGATTAAGCTGAACACCTTTATTCGTGACAACGCCGACTCTGGCAAGGTTCAGGTATGGGGGAACGGCGCTACCTTCGATAACGTAATTTTGCGGGCCAGCTATGACCGTGAATCTATCCCATGCGTCTGGCATTTTGCCAATGATCGTGATGTACGAACCATCGTTGAGTTAGGCCGAGCCATAGGGGTCAACCCGCGCCGTGATATTCCGTTTGAAGGTGATATGCACAATGCGCTGGCTGACGCCAAACACCAGGCCAAATACGTTTCAGCAATCTGGCAGAGACTTGTTCCCACACCAAAAGAAAGCGAGGTTTAATATGGCAGAGCTACCTGACGATCTGCTCACTCCTGATGAGGTTTGCGGAAAATTGGGCATTACTCAGAAAACCCTTTGCCTGTGGAACACTAAACACAGGCACCGGGCAATATTGGCACCTATAAAATTCAGCGCAAAAGTGGTGCGCTACGAACGCCGTAACGTCGAAGCCTTTATCCAGAAGTGCCGGAGCCAGTATTAACCCCGGCGGCGTAATAATGCAGCTTGCGCCAGTATGCTTCGCTCATGTGCTTCAAATGCTTCATGCTTTAACGCAATCTCTTCCTGCAAAATCTCATCTGAAAAGTCGTAGTGTTCTGCCATTGGGTCATCCGATTTGCTGGAGTGGTGAAGGCAAAGGAGGCTTATTTCTCGTCGATCTGATCTGGAATAGCCTCTTTCTGTACTGACCCCAAAAAGTTGGACAGTTAAACACGAGGCACATAGGTCTGGGTTCGATATTCAATTGGACTCAGACCTTTTAATTTCAGGCTAATTCTTCTGCTGTTGTAGTAGTCAATATATTCCGTAACAGCATCCTTC